GGAACGATGTGGTCGCGCTCAACGCTGCACTCGTCCTCGTTACGACAATGCTCAAAATTATGCCCTCACTTTAATTGGTCCAAGGGAAGCCAAAACTGGTGATCCCCGTGAAAATGATTTAACTGCAGCTTTCGCTAAAAATGCCCCAATAAGGGTCTTAGTGATAGCTTGCTTATTGCCTTTTGCAGAAGTTGATAAAGTTCTTAATCCATCATTAAGATTACCAGCCAGAAAAGATTTCATAGCTGCACCAGCGTTAGTTTGTTCTAAAAGAGCTAAAGCTGCCCCAGTCTCGATTATGTTAATTCCAAATTGCCTGGGTGCCCTACGCCTGGCACGCTTACGTCTGCGTACAACCATATACTCATATATGAGTAGGCCTATTAAACATTTTTGAGTAGGGCCTAGTTACTTTATATTTGACATGCTTGTTTTTAGCTTGGAGAAATATGAAAAAGAACCAGTTTCATTTTGGTGCAGCTTCAATCATGCGTGAAGTTCCACCTGGTCAGATCGCCGTGATTCAATTCAACGGCGCGCTCAAAGTTGTCGATACAGAATGGGGTGAAAAACTAAACTATCCCATCCTCTTATTTACACATCCCTCTTACGAATCCCCTCCTAAAGAAGGAATAGAAACAGCCTGGCAAAGTAACAGCCAGGCAGCACGAGACTTAGCAACCGCCCTGGAGCAAGGTATCAAGGAGCTTAGCAAAGCATTCCACGATAATAGATGGAAGTTAACAAGGACAGAAGAGGGTACGTATTTTCTTGATGTGATACTATGAAGCGTAGATGTAATATTTGTCTGCAATCAAAACAACACACTTCATCAACCAAACATAATAATGAAGTCACAATTTGTTATGCTTGCGAAGCAATCATTAAAAGAATTGTAAATGCTTAGCTCTCTTATCAGCGACTTTTGTTTTAAGGCATTTTAAAGGATTGAAGTGGAAGGTGGGGTAGGAATGGGTATAAAAGCGACCTACGGACCGTTAAACCCTACTCCAACCCTAGCTTTGGACTTGTTTGGGGCTTATTAGACCCTTGCTCTGCGCTTGTTGTGGCATTTAGTAGCCCTTCTACACCCTGGCGCTTCATTAACATATCAGCGATAAACCCCATAATCGGATTATCCCTGGTTATCGCTTTGATTGTACTTTGTCCAGTAGCATCATCAATTTTTTTACTGGCAGCACCAAGTGACCCGAAAAACGAGCTTTGGAACGTTTCGAGTTTATCATGCATTCTGTCTTCGATTTCATTTATGACACCATCTAAAATTTCTAGAAGTTCGTCATCGCTTTCTCTACTTTTCGCCCATTCAACCCATTTATCCTTAGATAACCTGGCTACATACGAAGCAAACACAAAATAAAATAATGACCAGACAATTAGATATGCAAATAATTCAAGGAGTGTAATCTCCATTACTTCCCTATTAAATAATCTTGATAATCGCCACCACTTCCAGCAGAATCAATATACCTTCGATAACCTGCAAAAGTGTATTTTCCATCTGTCCTATAATGTATGTTAGATCCCCCTGCAGGTGGTCTTTCAACTGTCACTGGTTCGGGTGCAGGTGGACCGATAACGGTCTTTTGCCAGATAAGCCCTGAATCCTGTATAAGTTTGACTAATGGAATTAATACTCCTAGATTCATCTTTTCACGTACTTGCTCCAGAAGTCTTCAATTTCACCCTCGAAAACCCCACCAGTCGGACCAGACAATTCAAAAAAAGCCTCGCCAAAATCTTTAACGAAAGTAAGATAATTTATCCCTGCTTCGGCAATGTCAATATCAAGTTCAGGTTTTTGTTTAGCCAGGGCATCAAATATAATTTTTAAGATTGTTGGGGCTGATACTATGAGAATACCACCGGCAATTAATGATGGTACTTTTTCATTAGCCATTAATGTATTGATATTTTCGTGAATCTTATACCTGGATAAAGCGTCGCGTTGTCCTGGCGTAAGTTTCCTGATTTTTACGTCATCGGGTACAGCTTCGTATGACATTAACGCCTCTTCTTTTTTCCCTGCTGGAGTCTTACGAAACGCCACAGACATTTTTTTTCAGGTTTAATTTACCTGATCTGTACCGAAAGCGTGGTTTGTTACTGTTAGCCTTAACATATTTGTTCCAGGCTGATAGTTTACGCTTTTTAGGTTTCTTATAATATTGGCCTTTAGTATCTACATAAAGTTCACTTTCTCCAAAGTCTGTAGTGCCTACTAGTTTCATACCGCAATTAGGACAATATTTCATGGGCATTAACTTACCTCCTTGCCTTCTACAACAACCGTCATTGCCCCATTCGGTCCTATTGCCTGGACTAGAATTCCTGTATTAGGTGGGATCGTATAGTACAGATTAGGGAATTGGGGCCCTAGACCAGCAATTTCTATAAGGAATTTACTCACATAGAGCGCTTCACCATTGCCTGCAATAGACCAGGACAATGCATCCCCAGCGTCGCAACCACTGTAATCAAAGGAGACGTTTGTGACCACACTGTAAAAATGATTTGGAGAAATAAAGTCTAACAGTGTTGTACCCCCTGCGGTTAGGACTTCCCTACCGCTCCAGGCGAAGATATGGTCTCTATAGAAATTAAGGCTGGGCCCCGTCGAAAGTGTCATTCGTAAACTTTACCTGCTATCCACATAAAAACAGGAATGTCGGTAGTACCACTTACTTTTACAACTTGACATTTAACGTTTGATAGTGGTGGAATCAATAACTTAAAAGTTCTAGTATCAGCAACCTCATAAGTATTGTTATATTGATTGGCGGCTACATCTACTCCGTTAATAGATATTTCGATACGGCTATCATCGTTTGCCTTTATTCCGAAGCCTACTTCAAATTTACCCATCATATATGAATTGGAGGTGACAAATTCTAATAATGTGTCAGTTTCACCATCGCCATTAATGACTGAACCCGAAAAAGCATAACAATGGTTCCCAATATAATTAATACCAAAACCAATTGAAGCTGTAAATTGCGGACCATAACCTTTGCCCTCAGGCATTGTTGATTACTCGAACTGAATTGTACAGCTTGCGTCAACAGTTGCAGCAGTTGTTACCGCGATTTGGATATCTAAAGTATTACCAGATGTTACACCGAGTGCAGTCTTTTCCTGCATTACACAGTTAGCGACTCCGGTACCACTAGATGCAGCTTGACTAATCGCAGGGCCCATAAACGTGGCATCGCCCTCCTGGAGCGCCGTGCCTGTTAATTTGTATCCTGTACAGAAATCAGCACCTGTGGCCACTCCACTAACCCCCATTGATATGGAACTTATTTGTGATACTCCAGATGGTACTACCAAACTTAAGCCAGAACTTGCGAACTGACTGGTCATGCTCTGGAACGATGTGGTCGCGCTCAACGCTGCACTCGTCCTCGTTACGACAATGCTCAAAATTATGCCCTCACTTTAATTGGTCCAAGGGAAGCCAAAACTGGTGATCCCCGTGAAAATGATTTAACTGCAGCTTTCGCTAAAAATGC